TTAACTGCAATTTTGCTTAAAACATCTTGGTCACCTATTTCTTCGACCAAAATACCTAACACATCCTGAACAAATTGAAGATTAATCAATCCAGATATAACATCTCTTTGTCCTTTAATACCTACATCTATTGCTTTAACTGCATCAAAAGCCCTATCAAAATGAAGATTTTCTAATTCTCTATATCCCTTTGTTGTTACTGTAGTGTAGCTATCTAACTGTTCTTTTTGTAATCTTGAATATCTCTGCCCTTCGGATTCCACTAATTTCTGTTGTTGGTTTGACCTTTCTACTGCTTGTCTTTCTCCCCAACCCTCTTTCTTTGCCCAAGCATATATAGTAGGTGGTCTAACTACCACCCCATCTCTAGAAATTACAGATGCAATTTCTTTAGCCGTTTTATCTCCTTCCAGAAATAAAGACATAGCCTCTAATTTAACCGTCTCAGGTATATGTTTAGGCATTATATTTATCCATATATATTATTTGGGTCTAATCCACCAAAGCCAGCATCTGAAGGATGTTGGGAATCAATATTCCCACCTATTGGCGAACCATCTGATTGTAAGAACCTAGTAAAATCTATGTGACCAGTCTTATTTGTAGCAGATACAAAACAAGAAGGTATTTTAAACTTACTCTTAGAGGCAGTCATAACTTCATTATAAGTTATTCCAATCTCATTTCTGGTACAGATTCCTGTCCATGTACCTTCATCTTCACTCAAAGGCTTATATGTTCTATTCTTTAATAGAGTTCCAGATTTTCTTTGCAAGCCTTGTATCTCCTTATTATTTTGGCAGTCTGTGAATTTACACCAGACTACTACACCATATTTATCTTTAACATCGTTCAAAGTAGGAAGTTCTTTTGGAAATTTATCCTTATACTCACTCTTTTCTTTTGTCTTTTTAGAATTAGTATATACTTTAATCCCTTTATCTATTTTCTGTAATCCACCACTTTTAGGCATTTTCTATGCTCCTCTTATTTAATAGTGCTATACATGCTGCATCAGCATAATCTTGCTCTGGGAAAATATCTCCCCACTTCTCTATAGCAAAGTTTTTTATATCTGTCTTAGAAGCATTCCCTTTATCAAGAATACTCTTTTTCCATTGTCTGTTATCTATTATAACCGTATTTATTTTCGCTTGTACTAAAGCAAACCACACAGCCCCTACAACATGAGCAATTGCTATTGTAGTCTTAGGATTCTGTATAAAAATAGCTGCTTCTATAGTAGCTTTTGTTATTATTATTTTACTCAAATTTTCAGAAAAACCTAACAAAATTTCAGGGAATCTTTCCTCAAATTTCTTTTTCTTACTTCCCCATTTATGAAGAGAGATTACGTTCTCATCAACACCAACAATAGCTCCATGAATAGCTAAAGTAGAACAATCTAAACCTAAATACATTACTGTTGCCCATACGTTCTTAGAGCTACTACCCTACTCACAGTATTGTAAGCAGTAGTATAAGTATTTAACAGCCCTGTAATCTTTTTTAGTTGTGCTTGTAAATTTATAAGGTCTTGACGTTGTTCTTTTAAAGAAGTAAATTTACTTAAAATTTCTCCCCTTAACTCTTCTCTTGTAGGTTTTTTCCTGCCTTCTTCTTCATATTCTTTAGTTATTTTATATAAAGCAGTATTATATCCTTCAGTAAAAGCTGCCTCATATGCTCCAGCAGAAGCCTCAATATCAGCAACTTTTGTTTCAAGATAAGCTTTATAGCCCCCATACATAGTAAGAAAATCTTCTAATTCTTTATTATCATAATTAGTTAAACGAGAGAAATTTAATTCTTCTCTTTCAGATAAATCAGTTTTAAATACAGGAATTCCTAGACTATCTATTTCTTTTTGGGCTTTTCCTAATGCTTTCATAGGAGTCCATTTGGAGTCTTTATTTTCCATAATCCACCTTTTTACAAGCACACCATCTTTCACCAGTACATTTTTTAGGGGGTTCAGTCATTCTTTGAATTTCAAAACATCTCTTTAAAATACCATCCCATTGTTCTGCATCTCTCTCAACTATAAAAGATTTTAACTTTTGGTCATTCTTATTTTCATAAAGAACTGTACCTAGTTCATGATTACCCATATTTAAATACATTTGTAATTGAAACTGATGTTCAGGTTTAGGTTTTTTTAATGCAGTAAATCCTGACGTATTAATAGACTTTAATTCTATAGGTATTATTCCATATAATTCGTGCCTGATTAAAAAGTCTATACGACCAGACATTGGGGGTATATCTAACTTTACTGGAATTTCTCTTCCTACTAATATTCCTAACTTTTCAAGCCATGTCTGAACTCTTTTTTCTAAGTAAGTACCGTTTTGAAAAATTCTTTGTGTAACAGCTTCTAAAGGGGTAGTTTCCATCTTACCATGATATATCAACCATACGGCTCTATCACATCTATTACTTAATGTAGACGGATGAAATACTCCAGCTCTTGGAGGAACCATTACACCAGATAGATAATCATCTAGCAATTCCGTTAACCAAGTATCTTCTTTGGCTTTTCTTTTAGTTAAGCTGTCTTGTTTAATTTGGACAATTCCTGCCATAACTTCTCCTCAATTTTTTCTTTTGTAAAATCTTTAATGTGTATAACATGTTCCACATCAAATTGTTTTATTAAATAACTGTCTCGTTTCTTATCTCTTTTTTTCAAATGTCCCATTTTACCATCGGCTTCAATTATCATCTTAATTTCAGGAATATAGAAATCTACTGTGTAAGGGAAAATTTCGTATTGGGAATCATATCTTAAACCAGCTTTATCCAAACATTCAGATACTATATTTTCTTGTTTAGTATAATCTTTAGGTGGTAAGTTCATTTTGCAGTTCTTCAAATACTTCAGGATTTTCTAAAAAGGCTTTCTTTAATCCATTCATACCCATAGCTTTAGTATCTTTATAAGTGTACCAAGCTCCTCCTTGAGTGATTAACTTCCTTTCTATGCCTTCCCTAATATAACTTTCTGCTATATCAATCCCACCTTCTACTCTAAATGGTACAGTAGCTGATTTCCAATTCTCCCCACCAACCTTTGTCTTTCTTAATCTAACTTCCATATCAAAACCAACGTTTTGGTCTTTTTCTTTTATCCAGCCTTTTCTTCTTACTTGTAATAGAAAATGAGCAAAGAATGTTTGAGCCATACCACCGGGCATATTATCTAATGCTACCGGCCCTAAACTAGCTCTAACTTGGTTAATAGCTACAAGAGCAGAACCATGTTGTAAATTAGGTAATAATTTAGGTAATGCACTATTCACAAATCTAGCTTGCCATGCCATTGGATTATAGCTAAACTCTTCTTCAACAACAGTTGTGGGTACTAATCCTGCAATGCTGTCTAAAATAATAACATCAACTCCAGAGTGCATTAATTTTCTAACTATATCTAATGCTTCTTCCCCATTTGTGGGTTGGGACACCAATACTTTTGATGTATCTACTCCACACTTTTCATTCCACTCAGAATCCCATGAGAGTTCTGTATCTATCCAAGCAGCCACCCCACCCTCTTTTTGGGCATTAGCTACTATTTGAGAAGCAAGATAGGACTTTCCCACATTAGTAGGGCCATATATCAAAGTTAATCTTTTCTTTGGTATGCCTCCACCAGTTAATTGGTCTAAAGCAGGAATATTGAAAGGTATTCTTGAATACCCAAAATCATCATTGTTTCCTAATTGTAAGGATTTATTATCTTTTAATAATTGTGCTATAGCTTCTTCAGCAGTTTGTTTCATTCTATTTCTCCATACTCAGACTTTTTTACTATCATCTCTGCCCATGCAAAATACATAGCACCGATTTCAATTAATTTTCGGAATAATTGTTTTTGGGACTTTTCAGATATTTCTTTAGCTACTTGGCCGTTCTTCTCTGCAACTATTACATGCCACCAAGAATCAGAATATTCTTTTTGATTCTCCCATATTGCATCCTGAAGCTCTCGTTCTTTCAGAATTGCTTCTAAAACTACAATACGACCATATTCTAAATCAGACATTATCCTGCATTATTTAGCATTTCATCAATCTGAGAATCTATTTTCTCTCTCACTTCCCCAAAAACTACATCAGCTACCTCTTTAGAATCCTTTATTTGAGGTTCTATAGGTAACTCTGTATCAATTTGGTCAAAGGTAAGGTCTACTCGACCATATTGATTCTGGTCTAGTGGCCCTACTCTGAATGTAAATCCTAGATGTACGCTTACTTTTGCCATGTTTATTCTCTCTTTTTACTTTTCTTATATTTATTATACTAAATTTATTATCTACTTGCAAACTTAAATATTTTATTGAGTGGTATAAGAACTATCTTACTTTCATTATTATCTCCCCCCATTATAATTGAGGCTTCTTTTGTTGAGACCATCTTATTTACTACCTTCTTTAAATGTGCTACTTCAAACATTAACATGACACATTGTTTACCCTCTTTTTCAAGAATATGTACCCAATAGGCAGCTTCAGTAGTAGATAAACCACTTTTCTTACCTCTACATTCAATTTCTATAGCAATATTTCCTGTCTTATCCCATATACCTCGTTCTGTTTTTACTTCAATCTTCTCTTTAAGGAGAATCTCAGCAAGCTTCTTCTCATTAATTTCACCGAATTCTAAATCATGCTTAAAATTTTTATTAAACTGTACCATCTTATAATTTATACTCCCATCTAATTTTATCGGCTGTTGATTGTAAAGCAGTTCGTTTTCTTTTTGAAGTAGTCCAGTCTAATAAAGGTGTCTGTTGAGGAGCCTGTGTCCAATTCGATGCCTTATATATAGTTCCTAAATGAGCTTCTGTATCTTGATAGGAAATTAATCGTATCAACTCTGGAAAACGTTCTTTGATATCTTTTATCATAGCTGCTATAACAAAAGAAGCTGTGTTTCTAGGACATACGTCAGATAAAGCCAGCCGTCTTAGCTCTAATAACTTATCTCCATCCTTAAATCTATTGGCTGCTACAGGTGAAGACCATATACCTACACCTATTAGTGCTTGCTTATATTTGAATACATAGCATATATAATGCTTGTTTCTTACTACATTTGACCAATGGATGTTTGGTAATTTAGAATGCCACAGTTCGTTTAACATACAGGCTATTTGCGCCCTTGTTTGTTCAACTACTATATCTTTTACTGTTATGTCCATTCTATTCCATTCTTATCTATAACTGGCTTATCTATAACTGGTATATCATCCCAATCTATATAATCTGCTTCTGTAGGTACTTTAAAGTTCTTTTTAGTAGCCCATGAAGGAGAACAAAGTTCTACATCTACTGTTAAAGGAATATCTAAACTATTCTCTTCTAATAAATTCTTAATTACATTAGGAACTGTCTCTAGTTCTGAATCATGAATCTCACAGATAATCTCATCATGAACTTGAAGTAGCATATTGCTCTTCTTATCAGCAAGATATTTATCTATCTCTATCATTCGTTCACTTAGAATATCAGCACTAGTTCCCTGTACTAGATAATTTACTGCTTTATAAGCTATATCCTTGGGAATTCTATATATACGTCCATATCTATTCTTTACCCACCCCCTAAGTGCTACTTTTTTAACTGCTTCATCAAAAAATTCTTTAGAACCTTTCATGGCGGAGAAATACTGTCTTTTATATTTTCCTGCTTCTTTAGGAGAAGTATTTAATTGCTGAGATAGTTTCTGATTTCCTATACCATAAATGGTTCCAAAGGTAATCGCTTTGGCTTTCTGCCTAAAATCTTTAAATCCCTCATCTTCTTCAGTCACATTAAAAGCTAACTTAGCTGCCTCTGTATGGAAATCTACATCTTGTTGATTTAATAAAGCATTTGTAATCTCATTTCTAAAATAAGAAAGAAATACCCTAACTTCCATCTGAGAATAATCAAAAGATACTAAATTGTAGTTAGGTCTTGATATAAATAACCTTCTAATAGCTACTTGCTTATCATCTAAATCATCATATGATTCATCCCCTACAAATGCCCAAGTTTCTAAAACATCTGGAGATAGTGTAGTTGATATATTCTGTCCTTTAGAAGCAAAAGTAGATTTTATTCGTTTATCTAAATTCTCTTTTTCCTCATCAGTTAAAATTTTATTAGTTAGTATAAAATGATTCCTAGGTATATTCTGTAAATTTGGGTCTCTACTAGATAATCTGCCAGTAGATGTTCCCCAATTACAAAAAGCAGTACGCATTATATCTGTTTGAGTATAAGGTTCTATATAAGTAGACTTCAACTTTTCTAAAGTTCTATATTGTCTAAGCAACCCAGCAATTTTATGGTCAATATTAACTAAAGCCAGCTCATTCCAAGAATCTTTACCTTTAGGAGTTTTTACTGGAGATTCTATCCCCATACCATTAAAGACTTCTCCTACTTGTTTAGTACTTGAAATATTAAATTCTTTTTCATCATGTTTATCAGAAATTGCAGGGATGTTAGTATCCCATTTTATACGACCTGACATATTTAATATTTCTTGTTCAACTTCATCAAGGCGTTCTAATATTTTTTTCTGGGCTTCTATTGCATAATTTATATCAACAGAGATTCCTCGTTGTTCCATTTTGAATAGCACTCTAGTTAAATCCATCTGAGAATCCCACAATCTAGTTTGCCGAGTTGAAGTAATCATTTTTACAAAATCTTGGTACAAACTAGCTGTGAATGCCACATCTTTTTTACAATACTCTCCCAAAAAATCTACAGGAGCCATTGAAAAATCTTTATGCCACTTATTAGACCTCAATTCTTTTTTAGTATCTATATCATAACTAGCAGCTTCAGACCCATAATGTCTAGAAATTGTAGGAGTTAGTCCTAAATCTCTAATTTCTGAGGGTTCAACTAATCTAGTCATTACTATGACATCAACCAACCGTTTATTAGAGATATCTAATCCCTCTTTTGCTAAAAAATGAAGGTCGAATTTAAGGTTGTATCCAATAAGAACCTCAATTGAAGTATTTAAATAATCTATTAACTTATTCAAATACTCAGGATTGAGGTTTTCTCCTTGATGATGCCTAAAAGGGTAATACTGAGTTATTCCTGAATAGTAGTCCTCTCCAACTCCGATACCACAAATTTGATTATTACCATAAGGGTCAAGACCATTAGTCTCTACATCAATAACTACCGTTTTACTACAACTATAAACATTCGTAACCCTGTTTAATCTTTCTAACTCAGAAAGAAAGGTCGAATTATTTACAATAGTCATAGAACTAGAATAAGTTTAAATCTTTTTCTTCTTCTTCTTTAGAAGACTTCATGAGATTAATATCATCCTGAGTTGGAGGAGTTGAGTATCTTTCAAAGAAATAATCTTTAATAGTCACTAAATCTTTTACTTCTTTGAGTTTCTTAGCAGGAATTTCTAAAGGTTGAGCTGTTGCCGTAACAGAATAAGAAGTGTCGTACATACCAGCACCAGTACGTTTGACTCTAAGTACTCCTTTATTTAATCCACCCCAATCTGAGTATACTTCTACTAACTGATTCCAAACATAATCACTTCTTCCAAAGCCTAAGATAATTATTCTAAAATCACCAACTGTTTCTTTATATACCTTTTGTCCAGTTGGCCCTTCTACTTGTTCCCAATCATCATTACGCTTTTCTGCATGAAATATATGATGTACATATGCCCAAAAAGCAAATTTATGGGAAGCCCTAGTATCTTCTGGGACACCACTAGCATCTACTTTAGGGTCTCTAATCAGATTAGTCCATCTGTTACCGACTCTAAAAGCGTACAGATATAGCTCATCTAATAGCTTATCATCCTCTTCTCCAGTCGCTACAGAAGTAGCAAAAATTTGGGAACCGTCTTTAAGGAAAATTTCTTTACCTCTATCTTGTTCCGCAGGTTTTCTGGAATCATCTCTACCTTTCTGAATTCTATTTATTCCACTCATTACATACTCTCCTTTACCATAAGGTTCTATTATTTATTATTTTATTTAGAGTTTCTGAATTTTTAATTTCTTGTAAATCTTTCTTCTCTTTTGGTATGTCTATAAAGGATAACATAAACTTATCTACCATGTCAACAGTAGCTTTTTCAATTCCTCTTTTCCCTGCCTCATCATTATCTAAACACAACACCACTTCTGTTGGACGTAAAGAACTTATTAACTCAACTTGAGCCTTTGAAATAATGGCTCCTAAAATACCTACACTAGAATATCCATGTTGGTCTAACCACATTGAATCTAATGCCCCTTCTACCACAAATAAAGTATCTACATGGTCTAAATATTTCATTCCAAACAAGGCTTTAGATTTTTTAAAGCCTTTGGAATATAAATATTTTGGAATAGCCTGAGTTCGTCTAGTTAGCCAACCTAAAGTATTCTGATTACTATCTTCAACTGGAATCACAAGGTCATTATATGAATTAATTTTACAACCCCATTTATTTATTATGTCTAAAGTAAATCCTCTTTTAAATATCCAATGATTAGAAGGCACATCTAGTAAGTCTTGCCCATACTCTATAGGATTTTCAGAAGAATCTTCTAAATTTAACCCATCTGAAAAATCAAAATCTATCTCCCATGTTTTAGCTTCTAACTCTTCACCTATATCATCCCATGATTTACCTGATAGTTTCCAAATAAAAGTTTTTAAACCTCCCTGCCCACAACCAGCAAAACATATCCACACTCCCTTATCTAAATTAATAGAACAAGAAAGATGTGTATCATCATGAAAAGGACAGAGAATATTAAATTCGGTTTCCTCAGGAACAGAGACTCCATATTCAACTAATATAGAGTACCAGTCCATTATCTGTCTATTTTATTTTTTCGTAAGAACAGGACTACTTCATTCTCATATCCACGAGAATCTTTAGCAATACCTTTTTTAATATCTCCTACAGTAATTTTTATAGGTTCTTTACCTAATCCTTTACTGGTCAAAGATTTTACTATTACTCCATCGTCATCTTCTGTAAACCAATCTAAAATACCCATATCTATCTCCTATACTAGATTTTAAAAATCCGATTGCTCATGTTGAAAATTGTAATAATCCGGAAGTTCTTTTATGTCTCCATTATTAACTTCCCAATTCATAACTGTCATTTCTTTAGCTAATTTACCATCACGATACTTCTGAAACTGTACTACACGTTTATCATCTTCATTTTCTAATTGGCACATTGAAATTGCCACATCAGATGCTCTAATTAAAGCATCTCCAAAAGCTACTTGGTCTGCTCTTGGTGGAGTATACATATTAGCAGCTTCTCTAGTGGCTTGAGTAGAAACTACAATTGGAGTATTTGTAGCTGTAGCAAGATTTTTCAATCCATAAAAAAGTGAATGAGATTGCTCCCATATTGCTTGTCTTTTATCACCAGTAGAAATCAAGTATACTCCATCAATAACTACTAATTCTGGATTATGTTTTCTTACAAGACTATTAATTGCTTCGGTAGATATTCCTACTTGTCCTGCAATATGGTCACAAACCAATAAAGATTTAGTATTAGCTGCTTTAAGAAATGCTTCATATTTATCTTTTTCTATCTCATCGCCTTTTCTCAAGGCTGTATGAGATAATTCATATCCCATCATCTTTGCTAAAACTACATCCATTCTCATATTAATAGCTACAGAAGGCATTTCAGTAGATATCATGAGTGTTTTGAATCCTTTATGTACAGCAGTAGCCGCTGCATGAACAAGCATCCATGTTTTACCTATAGTAGGTCTAGCAAACATAGATACTAATTCTCCCGGCATCCAACCCACTCCAGCATCATTTATACTTTTAAAACTGGTGGGTACTCCCATTAAACCATCACCCATTTTACGTTTCTTAGTTCTCTCTTTCCATTCATATAATCTAGTTAAACTTCCTGTATCATACTGTTTCACATCTTCATCATACACAACTTCAATATCTGTTAGATTTACCATAATATTTGATAAAGCTTTTTTGGGATTTTCTTTAACCATATCCTTCTGGGACTGAATAGCATTAATCACTTTTCGTTGAAGTACTTGGTCTTTAAATTGTTCTGCAGCATATTCAAATTGGACTGATTGTGCAGCTTTATCCAGTTTAGGAAAATTTTCACACAGAAGTTCTGGTGAAGGAAATTCTCCATATCTATCAAAATAACTAACTACAAAAGCATACGCACCATCATGGGAAGCAAAATCTTTTCCTACATGTTTAAAAGACCTTAAATTGGTTTTGTTATCTAAACCAAAAATTATAGCCGATTCTATATATTCAAAATTTGACATTACGATTTCTCCCTCTCGTATAGAACTCTATTAGAGTTATTATTGTATATATAGAAGGATACACCAGACGTATTGTCCTTGTCAACGGTCTGTTTGGCTTCGTCAAAAGAACCATATTCTCCTATAAACGATACGTCTTGTGACGTATTATCTATAGCAAATACTTTAAAGCTTTCTTTTAACTGATTTTTTTGTAACAGTTTTCCTTTTCTTCTTATTAACCTTTTCATATGCCCAATCTTTTAATGTTTTAAATACTCCATCTCGTTCTTTCTTCTGACTTGGTTTAGGAAACCAAACAGAATCTAATAATATGAAATGTGTCCATAATTTTTTAATTTTATCATCACCATATCTTTTAACTGCTAAATAAATATATGGATTATATGGAGTTAAATAATATTTTAATCCTGCCACAAAATACGGTACATTAACAGTTCTATCATTACTCTCAATACAATTTAAAACAGCACATGCTATTTCAGCAGCCCCATTCTCTTCAATAGCTCGTCTAATTAACTGCATTTCATTATTAATAAACCCAGCACCAGCATACTTTGAACTATGTTTTAGTTCATACAACTCCATAAATAATGAGTATATATCTCGTTGATTATATTCAGATAAACTTTTGTTTTCCATTATTAATATATAAGAATTTATCTTTTAAAATTTGTCTAATTTTATAAGCAGATTCTNCCAAATCTTCTGAAATTTCTTCCATAGTAAGCCCTTCTAATCTAAGTTGAATAAAAAGAGTTTCTTTAGGAGTCATGTTCATTCCTTTTATAAACTTCCCTTTCTCAGTAATTACATCTCTAGAAGTTAACCACATTTGTAATTCTATTTTTTCATACTCATTTTCTTTAGATTCTATTCTATCACTTAAAGGTATGGGTGTACCATCTCTATTCATTATTGCTTCTTCAGATGGAGAACTTGTTTCTACCCTTTTTTGTGCTTTACTAATTAAAGTTCTAATGGTATTTATCATTGCTGTATGAAGATATGTATGGAATATAGTATCTTTTCTTTTATTATATGCTTTGGCTGCTTTAACTAAAGCTATTCTTAATTCTTGTGCAATATCATCTCTATCCATACCTATAATAAAAGTGTTAGAAAGCATTCGTTGTATCTTCGGTTCCCATTGGGCAATTAAATCATTGTTTATGTTCATGGAGGAATCCTGTTTTACCTAATTTTTTAAGTATAATAGCCGTACCAAACGACCATAATATAATTCCCCCCAGTAAAATAAATATAGAAACTGTTGTATACCTAGCCAAAGTAGCCCACACCATATCTTCCATAATATGTGCTACTGACAAGGAAGCAAACAATGTCCAAAAACTTTTATCTAGCCATTTCATAAATTAAATTACCTGTAATAATTTTATACTAATCTAAGAAAAAAATCAACTTAATCCATCTCTCTGTCCTCTATAAAAACATCTGTTACTGCAATATATCTTATTGTATCCGTAATTATATTTCTGAACAATCTGGCTTCGTTTTCTAAAAAAGGGAATTCTACAAAAAGCACAATTAACTTTTATATTGTAATATTCATAAGAACATCTACCGGGGCAAATTCTTCTTTGTCTAGGAGTGACTTCACCACAAAATAAACAATACTTTACAGTTTTGATTTTTGCTCTTNTTGTGGGAATATTATTNTTTTTTAANACCTTATGTATATAAGGTTTAGAAACCTTGAAGTGGTCTGCTATGCTTTGTAAGGTTTCGTGAGGCTTTTCTTGTCTATATTTTATTATTTCTTGAACCATTAAGATTCTAAATCATCTAATCTTTTTCTTAATTTTCTAACTTCTTCCATTAACATAACGGTTAAAGCTTCGTATTTAACACCGTATGGTTCTGTACCCTCACCCGGTAAAGCATAACTTCTCCTACCTACAATATTATGTTTAACTAACTCAGGAAAAATTTCATGTACTTCTTCAGCTATTAGACCATAATCCGGCCCAAAATTAGGAGAATCCTTATCTTTCCATGTAAAAGATTTAGGAACTAAATCAAATATTTTAGAGGTATCTATGGCTAAAGGTTCAACATCATCTTTATATCTAATAGAAGAAGTATGGCTATGACCTTCTGCTCCTCTGGACAATCTGCTAGATGTTACATTAAATTGTGCATCTCCAACACCCCCACCATTTTCTTTGTTTATTAAAACAGTATAGTTAGCTCCATCTGTTTGGTATCTACAAGTAGCAATTATTAAATTATCATCATCTTCTACATTTCTATAAGCAGCTTTTCTAATAGTTTTTAAAGCAGTTCCTGTACCCGGATAAAAAACAAGATAATCTGCTCCTGAACCCATATTAGCAGCACTTCCATCTGTAGCCTGACCTGTGTTACCAGCAGCAGCTGATATCATTGTAGAAGCTGTAGTTCCAGCATCTATGCTACGTTTTTTACCATTCCATACTAAAGCTCCAGCTGCCCAATCTACTCGGTCTGCTTTAGAGGTAGTACCATCATCTGCAAGAGAAAAGACGATAGTACAAATAGCATTAGCTCTCGATAGAAAACTAGTTAATTCTGCTGAATCTGATTTACTTAAAACATCTGATTTTTTAGCAAAGCCCCCCATTTTATTTTTAGCATATGCTCCTGTAGTATTATCAGTTTGTTCTACTACTTCATATTTAGTTTGACTTACTCCACCTTGCTCTCTATACAAAGTTTGGGTTACCAAAAATTTACCTTCAACATTAACCAAATCATTTCTAACATATACAAGGTCACCAGCTCGTACTGGTACAAACAATCTAACTGTATCACTAGCCGAAATAGTTCCTGTATTCCACATTACCTGAATAGTAGAATCCCCACTACTTAAAGTGACATTAAAAATATATCCATATGTAGTAGTAAGGTCACCAGCACTATCCAATTTAACTACTGTTGCTCCAGCATGAACTCCATAATCTTTAACATCAAAACTATTAAAAGTTATATTTTGATGGACAATACTATTAGTTGTGGTACTAGTAACAGCATCTGGGCTTTTATCAAAATAAAACGCCGGTTTTTCAGTAGTGACAAAAGAACCTCTCTTAATAGATGACCTATTTCTTAGTAACATAGAAGCTATTTGTTCTCTTATAGCTCGTGGTTCTTTAAGCACAATAGAAGATTTATAAGGTTTATCTACTCCATCAAGCTGATTAGCCAAACGTTCTTTAATTGTAAAAGATGCATAGGCACTATAAACTGTTGGAGCAAGCCCTCCATGGTCTACATTACCATGAAATGGATGAGTTTTTGCATAGACTATAGAATCATCTGCATGAGCTTGGGCTGTGGTACTATTATACCCACGCTGAACAGTTAAGGTATTAGTACCAGTATTGTTAGCTGTTACAAATATATCTTCAGAACCTATAGTAAGTACAGACCCCATATTACTAACCCCTATATGGGGTCTGAAAAAATCTCCTGTAGCAGGAACTCTAGAAGTACTATCCAAAGTAATAGCAGTCTCAGAATCATCAAGAGCTTCAGCTAATTGTCCAACTGATAATGGCCCAAATCCTAACTGTGTATCTCTAGGGTCAATCCATGATTGGGTTCCTCTATCTACAGTAATAGTATTACTGGAAACTGCTGATACTGTCATTTCTTCATCGTTAATTCGTATTTTATCTGTAGCTGATATACTATGCCCTCCAGCCACATCAAATATATTATGATGTGAATCAGGTATTACTACTGATACTAATGCATTAGTATAATGAATAGCTGCAGTACTACTAGCAAAACCTCTAGTAACAGCAATATTATTATTTGTATTACTAACATTATCTACTCTTATATATTCATTATCAATTTTTAGTACGCAGTTAATTCCAAAATTTGCATTAACAGGAACACTTATTAACCATTGAGAACTTCCAGTACCACCAGCCGGTATGCCAACAGCATGTACTACATCATCTTCAGAATGTGCTGCTTCAGTACCATCAGCTCTAATTCCATCATGTCCTCTAGTAACTGTTAATCTGTCAGAACCTCCAACTCCTGTACCATCACTATTAGCAGTAATTAGCATATGTTCAGAACCTATCTTTATTACCTGATTTACAGCCAAACTACTTGAATCGTCTACATCTATAGTAGTAACTGAATCATTATAATCTGCTGCTAAAGCAGTAACATCAGCTACCTCATCTTTTTCCAGCAATCTAACAGTATTGGTAATCTGTGCATTATCAGAATGAGAAGCTAAAGTACTTGCTCCTATGACAGGTGAACCATCATGGTCACGCAAAACTGTTAATTCATTACCAGAAATACTATTAATAAATAGATGTTCACTATCCACAGTAACTACTGTATTCGCATAAAATTTACTTCCGTCATCTACATCTAAAGTTACTGCACTACCTGTATCAATACCATTCATTGATTCAGCCAGTTGGCTTCTTACCTTATAATTACTAAATGCCAACGTTCCTTTTGTTTCAGGAACTTGTCTCCATTGCTGGCCTTCTTGAAAATATACAGGGTCAATATTGGCTTGAACATCTGATATCAAAGCATATACAGGAGAAGCATCAGGAATTACTCCATTTCCTGTAGTATCTGTATTGGGGTAGAAATCTGTTCTGTTTAACCATTGAAGTCTTGCTATTGGTGTCCAAGTACCACCTATTTTAACTTGCACCCATTCCGCAGAATTAGCATCATTGGTTCCAACAGAACCTCCTCCAGATATATTTATATGGCTTTTTAAAGCTGCCGTATCACCTGTTTCATTTGGTGTACAGATAAAATCTGTAGGTCTGTTCCATGATTCTAATCTAAGCATTTCCATGGTAGTTATACCATCAAGATTAGTATCAATTCCTCCAGCTATTGTGGTTGATTCTTTATAACTAATTACTGCCTTAGTAAAAATATGTGCTTTAGATTCTTCAAAACTAAAATCCGACATAAGATGTAATTGACCGGTAGGTACTATATTTCCATGACTAAGTTTTAAAGATAATCCATAAGCAGGAGTAGTATTTATAGCTGAATTGGGTCTTGTACCTCTTTTAAAATAATCCAGAAACGGTAGAGGTACTTCATTAGTACTTCCTATATCCCTAAAAAAGGGGTCTAAATAAAAATCATATCCATATGTTTGTTGATTACTGGAACCAGCTGCTAAATGGGGGTCAGAAGCAGCTAAGTCCATTATATGTTTTAGAACAGATTTTTGGTTACTACCTCCTAATCTATACACCCCATCATTATTAAAATTTTGTACTGAATGTGCATATCTTCCTGTGGTATCAAAACCGGGACTTAACGTAAAACCAGACCTTGGAATTGTAGTATATATATTACTGGTTATCGGACTCTTCATATGCTTTGGAGCAAATTGTGCTATCAACGACCTAATCAGACCACTACGACTAGCTACTGTTTGATTATAAAGATTTGTCTCAGTATTTAACGTAGATGAACCCACTACTACTACATCTCCTGTACTTCCAGAAGCATCTATTTTATACCCAACGGCTCCCCCTGAATCTGCTCCAGCTAACAAAGCTAAAGCATCTCTGCATTCTAAAACCAATATAGTACCAGTAGTTTTATCATATTTTTCCTGTGCATCATAAACTAAACCATAAAAAAGAATTTCTTTGGTCTCACTCTCTCTAACTCTGATAGGCATATAATCAGTAAATACTCCAGTAAACTGACATTTTGCATTAGAAGCTGTACCATTAAAAGGGTCGGTAGATTGATTATATAAAGTTGCAAACATAACTCTAGCATTAAGATAGGTATCTTTTATCTCCATCTGTAATACGGCACTATTAGTAGTTCCTGTTATAGTAGCATCTGTCCAGATTTTTGAATAAACTTTAGTATTATCTAAATGTCTTTTAGCAGCTGTGCTATTTGCGCCACGAACTACCGTTAAAGTATTAGTTGAAATGGAAGAAATTGTCATCTCTTCTTGGTCTAACTTTATAGTTTGACCTTTCTGTAAAGAAGAAGCACTATCTACAACCAAAGATGTATCAGAATCAGAACAGCCTAAAAACGTTTCCCCTCCTGAACCATATCCAGCAATAGCAACATCATCACTTTGATTTAAAGCAGTCATTTCTGTACTAACTAAATATTGTAACTCTGATTTTTTAGCTGGCATAATAAATTTTTAAGATTGAAAGACTGTATCAGTTCGTGTTTTAGCTGGAAATTGTATACTAAATGTCCACCTATCTTCTGTACCCGGAGCTTGCATAAACTGCATAGTGCCTACCACAACTTTGTATATAGCTCCTCCAGTAGTATCTCCTGAAACTAATCTATCTCCATCTCCAGCCTTCCTGTATGTTGGATATTGAGCATTTCCAAGTTCTAATTGTAAATCCACACCTGACATAGTACTCCATGTAACTAATTTTTCTTCTAAATAATTTTTATAAGGAATGAAATAATCTCTTGCTTCGTTCCACGCACTAAAGGCTGTATTAGGGCCAGTAAGCGTTATTTTTTCCATACCTCCATACCATTGTCCTCCCGGCGCAGATTCAGCATCATGAGTAGTATTAGTGGTGTCTCCTCCGACACTATCTATTATTCCAGATATAGTTACAGAAGGTCTGTTAATTCCTAAGTCAAAGGTAATAGGTTCACCATTTGGAAAACCAATTTGAATTGGGCTTCTTGCTATAGCTACAGTAACTTGGTCACATTTTAAAGCTAAACGAACAACAGAAGCAGCCGTTGCTCCATGGTCGCCACTTCTTAATAAAACTGATAAAGAACTATCCATTAAATTTCCTCATTATTACATATTCGTATCTAGAGTGTCCGTCATAGTTAACTCGCCCTGTTGAATACGAGTTGTTTGGTCTCTGATTTGGTCTTTCACCTTTAGGTAAGTATGCGCTCCTTCTCCATAGCCCATATTAACTAAAGATTGGTGTTGCTGAAATCCTGCATCTTGCATAGCTTGTTGCATTAAATCAACACTATAAGCCTGTCCTGCGGCTGTCTGAGTTCCTCTCAAACCAATTTCAAATGCACTCATTCCTTTAGTTTGTCCTCCCATTGCTAAGAATTTATTTATTTCTGATTGGTCAGCTCTAGTTCCTGTTCCAAATTTTGCTTGCATTTCTTCCATGTTGCCTATAGCACCACTTCGGTGCATTGCTATAATTTGGTCAGTTGTCATTCCCGGATATGCTTTTTTAAGTGTTTTCATAAAGGTTTTATCTTGTGACCATGCCGGTGGCGCANCAGCTTCCGGTAAATCAGGCAATGTTGTTACTCCAGAAGTTGGCCCTGTACCCAAGTTAAGGTCTTTCGCCCTTTGAAGTGCTGCAGCATTTCCTGCAGCAGTTCTAACTGTTAAAGCTGCGAGTTGGGTTGATGTTGCTGCATTACCATCTATTACGCTTTCTATTAGAGTGTCTTGCCTATGGGCTTCTTGCTCTACCCTCTTAATTTCCTCTGGGTCACGTTTTCTTTTATAAGCATCAGCATCAAATACGGCCTCAAGCATATCACCCCAATTTGTGGGAATAAGTGCTTTCATACCTAAATCTAATATGTCCCCAAGAGGCTTAGTAATTTTATAGAAAAACATAGATACTGCCATAATTATAGGCAACATACCAGCCAATAAAGTAAATATAGGCAATACTAATGGAACTATCGGCATCATCATTACGTCAACCAAACCACCTATTAATTGGAAAAATCCACCGACAATCCCAGTAAATACCTGTGATTGCCTTAACATAGAAGAAGTATTCATGTTTATTCCAGTTAAAGAGGCCATTCTGTTTTTTGCTTCTTTAGCTGTTTTATTCCTGTTCTTCTTCTCCTCTGAAAGAGAATCTAAATGCATTTTATTCACTTTTTCTGACATACGTCCAGCAGCTCCACCAGTACCTCCACCTAAAGCACCTCGACTGCCCATAGCTCCACCTCTTAATCCTCCAGTAGCAGCAGCACCGGCTCCTCGTGCAACTCCTGCTGCGATTGTAGCAATTATTGGAATGGGCATATCAAAATCCTCCTATTTTCTGCATTTGCCTATGCATATTTCTTGTTTGATTAGATTGTTGAGCATTAGAATTCTCCTCTTCATTTAAGGCTGCTTGAATTCCTAAAACTAAAGCTATCTCTTTCGGAGTAAACTCATTAAGGGCTTCCCATGGAATACCGACCTTTAATAATTGTAAAGTTATAACCCAATGTCCAAAAATTAAAGCCTCTTGTAAAGTAGTATTACCTACCCCTTTTAGGTAAGCCCTTACTCTTTTTTTACTGCATCTGCTTCTTCAGGTACACTTTCTTCATCGGAAAAAGCTTTGGGTACTACTACTTCTAAAGCTGCTCCTAATCTTGTATCAATTGAAGCTAAAAAAGCCTCCGTTGTTCTGCCCCAAGGGGCATCAACAATCATTTCTTTTAAAGATTCTTTTACATATAAATCTCCATCAAATCCAGTTCCTCCTCCACCATCAAAAGTTAAACATTTTGAAATTAATTGATTTCGTTTACTCCACGATAAAGGTTTTACTGTAATATCAAACTCATCACCAGTTTCTAAAATTTTTACTGTTTGCTTTGTTGAGCTTGTCTGAACTTGATACTTACTTATATCAAAAGGCTTTTTCTGTTTCTTGGCTGTCATATAGACTCCTATTAAATTATTATTTTATGGATAGAAGGGTTGATAATCTCGTATGGTAATCAAAATACTTCTAAACATCATATCTAAATCTATCTGATATGGGTTATCTGTGCTTATAGAATGTGGGGCAGTATTTATAAACATACCTTGTTTATTTATTCCACTTGTACTAGTTGGACTACCAGCAGTTCCAGTATGATTAGGAATATCAATTATTATATAATCATTAGTCCCTCTCTCAAATTTTAAAGTAGCTGTAATACCTGTCCTATCTGTACTTCCTTCGTAGTCACCTTCAAGCAATAATTGCTTAAACAACTCTGTTGCTCCTGTTTGAGCAGTAGAATCCGGCCCTACTGTATCTGGTAAGGCAACTGAACAAGACATGGAATATTCTCTAGGGCCTTCTTTAGTCTCATAAGGGCCTCTCATTCTAGCTCCCTGTCTACCTATATAATATCTAGGTTCAATACTATTTGAAATGGAAAGTGAAAAACTTCTTATTCTAGCAAACTCTTGACCAAAGAATTTTATTGTTCCTTCAGAAAAATAATAGGGTTCTGATGTAGGATAACTCGTTCCAGAGTTAGCAACATCATATGATAATGTAGCACTTCCAGTAGCAGCAGTTTGACTGAACCAATTAACATCGTTTAAGTCTATTGCTTGTGTTAATGCATATCTTGGCATACCAGACGTAGTAGAATCACTACTATAGAGACCTGTACTTAAAGTTGTTTGATTTTCTTGATTGTGGAACATATTTAAAAACTGAACTCCGTCCCATGACATAGTTAACATTCCACCCTCTTCAGCAGATATTGTACTAGAATCTACCATTCCACCTACATATCTTCGATTAAAATCATTTGTTTCAGTTTCAGAACTATCTCTCATATGCACGTTCCAAGACATAGTATCCAACTCAATTTTTTCCTTAATTACATGAGTATAGTAATTAGTAGTAGGATTTGTAACTTCTGATACTGCTGCATTATCATCATGGGTAAATTGTAAAGGGTAATTCAGTCTGAAAACATTACTATTTTCAATTAAACATTGACGAACTTCAGACTTATCTGCATCACCAGCATCTATGACAATCCAATCTCCAGCAACAATGTTTGTTATATTTGTGCCTTGTAATGCAATATAAACATCTCCTTTTTTAGCTAAATGGTCGGTAGCTGTAGGGTCTGCATGTACTGTTATATCACCTGATGTTGCTTGAGGAGTAGTAACTATAGAACCTATAGGAAATCTTAAAGGCCAACCATTTAAAAGAATAATTCCTGAAACTGAACCAGATAATGATTGTTGTCCCGGATAAGCTACTGACCAATTTCTTTTAGATTGTGTTCCTAAAAATCTTCTGCCCTCAAAAGACATTTGTGGGTCTGGAGTATCTATTGTTTCAAAAACTCCCGGAATCCAAGCTATGTATTTAGATTTATCATTTCTAACCGTGTCATCATCAAAATTATCCCCCTCATCATCTGACCCTATAGCACTAACTTCTTTAACTTCACTATTCTCATCATGATTAAAACCTAATGGTCTATCTAAAGTAAAGGTGTTTGTAGAGTTATCACCAGCATCTTGCATAGCTTCAATACGTCTTATTTCATGTTCATGAAGTGTGGCTTTAGCTGTACCAGCAACTGTTCCAATACGAATAAAATCCCCAACTACAAAAGTGGCTCCTGAATGTCCATCAATAGATATGGTTCTACTTCCAGCAGCTGTATCAGCAGTTAATGCCCCAGTACCACCAGAACCTACTAAAGTTCCTTCTGCCATTTCTGGGTCACCACCTTGAGCAGCTTCCGTTCCAAAAGTAAATACTATTTGGTCATTTCTATAAATAGCCATATTTAAAATACCCCCTACTAGAAAAAATCTAGTATATTATATTATACTCATTTTTAATAAATTTTTATGTATCTAATAAAATAGCATTATTTTCTAATCTTATAGTTATAGAACCTGTCCAGACATTAACTTGTTCACTTACTTCTTCATTAAATCCCATAAACTGCTGTCTTTGAAAATTAGTTAATGAATGCTTTCTGGCATGTGTAATTCTTCTTACTTCTTGCATTAAATTATATAACCGTTGCCTATTAATCAGAGTGTATATTTCTAAATCAACACTATACGCTCTATCTCCAAATTTCCAATTTCCTAATGGAGTTTCTTCAAAAGCTGGACTTCCAGTTCTTCCAATTATGTAGTCGCCTCTATTTAAATCAAACCGTATAGGTTCTGTTATAGCAGAATTAACTGTTATGTATATAGGTTCAGTAACATTACTAGCATTCCATTGTCCATCTAAATCAGCCATTATAGCATCAACAGGAATTGGTTCATCAGCCATTAAAACACCTCAAAGGCTGTCATGGCATCTAAGTTATCTTTAACATCCTCATCCCATGAGGTTATCTTAGAATTTAAGTCTATTCTGTCCATCCCACTCACAACAAGTCCTCCAAAATCAGAACTCTTTATAACATCCATAGCAGCTAATTTTTTAGTTGTATCTACAATTATTCCACCTTGCCTAGTGTCTAGATTTATATCTCTTCCGTATAAATAAGTTACTTTAATAGGCATAGTAAACTCTCCACCACCCCATCTCCAGACTGGTGCATTATAAGAAGTAAATCTAGCTGGAAGCAAGAAATATCTAGAAAAATGTACCATACCTGTATCAGTTACTAAAAAGAAATCTTTAGTTCTACCCTGCCTTTTAGTATCCCAACTAGCCCCATTCCAAATTTTAAGACTTAATATTTTATATGGGTCAGGTTTATCTAATTTAAAACCATTCAAATTAAATTGTTGGAATTCATTAGGAACAAAAGTAGGTCTCCAAGCTTTTCTTGTGTACATATCAATATAAGATTGTGCCTCTACAATATATTGTTCTACTGTTGATATGCTAGGTACTGTACTAGATGTAAAATCTGTACCACCCAAAATATTCTTTAATTGTAATAATTCATATATATCTTTAGTAGTACAATATGCTGAATAAGGTCGCATCTGTATTCTTTTAATTGTAGGAGCAGTAGTTGTACTGGCTGCACTAACTCGTATCCAATATTTGGTTACACTATTAATACTTCTAGTATCCCAATCACTTAATAAATTTGGAGGAAATATTTCTGCTCCGTCTTTGGAAAAATCATATTGTGTACCCTCATTATCATCTGGGTCTATTTCATATCTAGCAGAAGCTGGTACAAAGGTAGTCCATGAACTACTAGTAGAAAATTGCCACGTTAAAGCACCAAGACTTCCAGCAGTATCTACATCAAATACTGCCATGTCAAATTTTGATGCATGACCTATTAATAGATAATCAGCAGTACTATTAAAAAGGGTAAACGCAGTCCCTGCTGGAGATTGTGCCTCTAGCGTGTTATCTGTAAATGTACTAGTTGATGTATTCTCATTGAATACTTTATCGAATTCGGCTCCTGCCGTTGTAGCCATTTAGTACTCCATATTAAGATTCTTCATTTGAAGGATATTCTGAACTTCTCTCAAAGTCTTCTGTTGAACCTTCTTTCTGTTCAACAACTTTCTGCTTTTCTTCTGGTGGTAACTTGCCCCTCAAGTACATAGCTACACCTTGTAAATTCTGTATCTGACCTATCAGAGTATTTCTAGCAGTATTTATTTTATCTAATTCCTGCCCCAATTTACCTAACTGGTCATTCATAGTACTCAAATCTTCTTTAATGTCAACTTCCATGTTGAACCTCCTAACTAAACTTTATCTTTATATTATACTATATAATCTAACTTGGTGAAAAGGTAGAATAATTTATTGTTTTATTAACTTCTCTATCATATTGAGCAACTTCATTTTTTAATCGTCCTACCAGCATTTCTTTAACTTTACTTGCAGTAACATCTGAAGCTACTAAATTGTCATCATGATGTGCAATTGCATTTTGAAGTATTGTAAATTGTGCTTCTGCTATTGTAATTGATATTGTTGTATCTGCCAATTTAATGTCTCCTTAACTTGGTGAGAATGTAGAATATGTTACTGAAGCTCTCTTTTTATCATAAGTTCTAACTTTTGATTTTAAAGTATTCAGGAACGTATTTTTCACATAATCTGCATCTATAGTTATGGCATTGCCATCTTCATCAGCAGTAGCAAACGCTGCCTGTACGGTACTCCATTGTGCTTCTGGTATTGTTATTGATATTGTTGTATCGGCCATATTAAACCTCCAAGGCTTCTAATTTTTGCTTTAACTTTTTATTTTCTGTTTCTAAATCTTCTAATTTACTTACTATTTGTTGTAAAAGGTCTTTCTCTAAGTTATCTATTTTTTCCTTTATTTCCTGTTGCTGTACATAACTCTGCCATATAGCACCATTGTGTAGCTTGAGTAGGGCAGAAGAGTTAACAAGTCCACCTTTATCTATGGTATCTCCAAGAATATTCAGGTCTACTAATTTCTGTTCGTTGTATTCAACAAATCCATCCCATTTATTTTGAACAACACCCTTATTTATAGCCATATCAAATGCTCTTACTAACTGAGCATCATCATGTTCGTCAAAAGCAGTCTGGTCTGCACCGTCAAACCATGTGTTTCCACTTGAATCAAATATATGTGTTACCTTACCAGCATCTACAGAAGAACCTCTTAAAACTAAAATATTTGCACCTGATGCTGGATTTGTAGAAGTTGTACTGCTTTTCAAAAATCCTCTGATAAGTACACACCCATTAGCATCGACAGTATGGTCAGTACTATCTGTCACATGATATCCAGAAAGAGCAAGTCCTCTAGTAGTTTCAGAAAAACCTTTAATATTCATTCCACCATTAGCATCATTAACTTTGGTAATATTTCCAAATGTATCTGTTTCAGCATGATAATTACCTGTCATGCCATGAGCAATTTCAGAAGATTTCAATGAAAGTATTTCACTACCATTTGCACCCATGTTGATTGTTAAGGAACCTCCATCAACTCCAACACCAGTTGACCCATCACCTGTATTTGCAGTATCGCCTATATATATTTGTCCCTCAGTATCAATTCTCATTTTTTCACTTGGAGAAGATGAAGTACTTGTACCAAATCTTAAATCGGCAGGAACCCTTGACCCTGCTGAACCAACTTGAACGGAGTGGATACTTGCTCCAACATCAAATCTAGGAGTAGTGTCTACTCCTTCAAATCTAATATAACCTAATACTGCTCCATCGGCTGTTGCAGTCATAGTGCCAGCAGTATTGTTCTGAGAGGTACTTAACTGTAAATATGGTGGTTTTTCATCAGCAGACCATGAAGTAATACTTATTCCTGTATATTCATCTGAACCATCAACTTGAAGACCTCTTCCATTTACTTGTGCGCCACCACCAATGACTCTTTGGGTAATCGCTCCTGATGCCCCAATTTGAATACCCCCTGTATCATTAATCCTCATTCTTTCAGCAGCAACATCATCTGAAGCTGTAGCAGTCCCAAAGGTCAAAGCTGTTGGGAGTTTGGATGTTACGGTGTCCTCCACAGCACCTGTTTGAACTGCTTCGATGTACGCCCCATCTGTAAAAGTGGTAGCACTACTATAGTAGCCGACACCAGCAAAATTAATTCTTCCTAGTACATGTGTGTCTACTGTGGCAGTTAATGTGCCGAAAGTATCGCTATTTGATTTTCTGAAATAAAG